CTAAACGGGTGAACGTTGTTTAGATCAATACTTCCCACCGTTGCAAATCGGAAATGGCAGACTAATGGTCTATCAGTTTTGATTGCCTTTGCAACCTTGCTGTAATCCCTTGTCTTTCATGTCTTGCCGTTGTCTAGGTATGTAATCCCGAAGCCATGTGGGTTAATGAACTTCGCTCGCTCTATGATATCTGAGGGGATTGTTTCCCCTTCGGGTTTGTGTATAATTAAGCACATTGTTTCCTTTCGTTTTGTTATGGTATCCGTGTTGGATTCTTAGAAACTACTCTATTGCTAGATTATTGTCAAGAATTACTTTTATATTTTTTTCTCCGTGTAAAAAGTGGCTACCCCCTAATTCTTCGGCGGAGACCTGTTAATTACAAAAAGTGGCTACCCCCCTTTATGTGAGTAGGCACAAAAAAACCCCGCTACTTTCGCAGCGGGGCAAGGTTAGGGGGTAGCCGCTTTTAGAAGCTTGAGATAATAACGCCGCCGTCAAACTCAATTGCCATTGTATTCTCGTGCAGGTATTCAAGTGCAGACCCTTCCAGATTATCAATTGCATCGCGGCGTTGCACGATCTCGTCCATGCTTAGATATTCAAGTGCAGCTTCTAAGGCTGTGCTGTATTCGTTGAACTCGCAGCGGATAGCCACGCGATCCAGCTCCATCTCTTCGCCTGTATCCTCTTCTAGGTTCTCCAGATAATCAGCCAAGGCAAACGCCCCCGCCCGTGACCAGTCGGCATTCTCGTCGGCTAGTAGTTCGTTTGCAATATCGTAGGTGTTTAGTAGTTTCTTCATAGTATTATTTGTCGTTGTTATTCGCCCACGTAGTGCAGGCGATTGACTGTAAAATGCACATCTCTCCACGCATTGCAATATAAACTTTGCTTTTTTTTTTCGACCCCCCTTTACGTGCAAAAAGTGGCTACCCCTAAACCTGAGTCCTGACCCCTGACCCCCAAAAGTGGCTACCCCTAAACCTCAATCCACCCCCAAAAAGGGGCTACCCCCCTCGATATCAAAAGGGGCTACCCCCCCCACGACCACGGAATAGATTTGCGGAAAAGTGGACACCCCCCAACGACCCGACCCAACAAGACACAAAAAAGCCCCTCTTTCGAGGGGCTGAGCGATAAAGGGGCTACCCCCTCAACTTCACGCCTCGACCACGTGTGGGGCTAGTCTAGGGGCTTCCTCAGCGAATCCGAAATGCGTCATGCGGTCAACTACCCTCTTGCAAAGATCGGCGTGTATTTCTGAGACGGGGATCAATGCCCCGTCACGGTCGCACGTTGCCCATTTGATCTGAATCAAAACGTTATGCATTGGGTTTTGATAGTCGGCGTTTTGCGTCACCTTCAAACGTGAACGCATTGCAAGCGCTTGAGTGAAAGCAACCCAAAGAACGATTTTTTCAAGTTCAATCGTGCCAGCGTGTTGGCGATATTCAAGCGTCCCATGACGTAAAAAAGACGTGAGATTAAGCCGACGATAGCGGTAATGATCGCCCTCTCTGACTAGCCCCAAATCGTGATTGATTGAAGTGTTCAAGACCTCCTTATTGGATTTGCACCACCGCGAGTCACCACGGCGGCTTTTAGGCATCATGCAATCGATCGCCTGTTCACTTTTTACGATCAAATTAACGGCGTATTGCAATCTCTTCGGTGTAAACTTTGCGCCGTCATGGTGAACGTGAAAGCCGCACGATTGATTGACTGAAGCCCCGAAGCGTTCAAGCACTTCGCAAATCAATTTTGTTTGCTTAAATAACTCATTGGGAAGCAATGGCGGCGATACAATCTCACAGACCTTCCAAGCGCTAGAAGCGTGTAAAGAGTGGTCGGGAACGAGTTTCCACCATGTTTTGGTGACGTGATTATAACGCTCTTCTTTAAACTCCACCACCGATTGGAGCGCGGTAACTACCTCGTTGAAGGTAGGAGTTGGGATTAAAAGCTCCAGCTCGATGCCAATTTGACGTGGCAACATTGTGGAGGCAATTTGGTCTAGTTTTTCGTTATTCATTTGTATGGTTTTCATGTGGTTATTTCGTCGGGTTTTGGCGTCTTGCCTAACCCTTGAGACAGTAGAAGAGCATAAAGTGGCTACCCCGTCAACGTCATTTTTGAATTAGGCGGAAAAAACTGGCTACCCCTTTCCGCTACTGGCTCAAAACTGGCTACCCTACCAACGCTCATAACTGGCTACCCCATCGGGTGGACTGCCCCGCCGATGCCCCGCTGAGATGGATCGAACCACGCCACAAACAAATAAGAGTAACGCTAGAATCTGATCAGACGATTCTCTACTATAAAGGGGGTGGGGGGGGTCAGAGATTTTTGTCGCCGTCTCGCGTTATAATACATATACAGCCCTACAAAAAATAGAAATGAGATTCCCGACATATCAAAGATGCGGAGTGATAGGGTCTTGCCAACGTCGCTTCGCTCCTAAGACCCCCAGACTCACCTATGGTTCGATTATAACATACGTGTCAAGCTTGTCAAGCCTTTTTTGGGGTGTTTTTAGTGGTGATATTACGTAAGGTGTTGGTGTGTAGTGGATAAACTATTTTCAACTATTTTTCACGGGGTGTTATATTGGGGGGTTGACAGGTGTGTTATAATAATTACTCACCTCTACAGTAATAGTAATATGTGGGTCGTCTTGAGTTCGCTCGGGGCGACCTTCTTTGTGGGGGGGTTGACAGGTGTGTTATGATGTAGTCATGTCAACTAAGGGATCAGAGCCAAGAACATTAAACAGGGACGCTGCTAAGTATCGTAGCAATTTTGATGGAATTAAGAAGGACACACGCAAGGTTTCGGACAAGCGTGAGGTTCCTGCTAGTGAGTTGCCTACGGGCATTCGTTCACGGACAATCTACGGGGGTAATAATTAATGGAGGAGGATGACGATCCAGTTGATAAGCTAAAGGCTTTCATGGCGGAGCATTCTATGAACTATGCCTTTGCCATATTGGACGAGGATGGTGATTTGCGGTATGATTACAGCAACTGGCGTGTGGGTAAGATGTTGTTTGCAGATAGCCTAATAGATATGGCACAGGAGATGATAATGGATGAAGCCATAGTTTGGAACGAATCAGAGGAGGATGACGACGATGAGTGAAGAATTAAGACTAGAGACTAAAGACTTCATCACTAAAAAGCTAAGAGACGCACAGGAAGCTACTGGGCAGAATCGTGCGTGGTGCGTGCGTGAGCCTAAGAAGTGGGCGCTTGTGGCACAACACATCATTCAGAAGCCAAATGGGGTGAGTGAGTTCTTGCGTAACAACAAGATTACCCGCAACTTCTACTATGATGTACAGACAGAGCTGTTAGCAGACCCAGAGTCTTCGGAGATACGTAATGCATGGGCATCTGAGATATCCTCTGTGCTGTTCCAAGGGCTTGATACGTACCGAAAGGCGCAAGACAAGTACACGGATAGGGTTGAGAGTGGGGACATTGAGATTGACGGCAACGAGCTGTTTAAGCAAGGAAAGAGCTTGCAGGCGTTCAACGACATTCACAGTAAGTTGACGGGCAACAACATTCAGCGACACGTAGTCGAGCATAAGACTACACTAGACGAGGCAGAGGAATACGCTCGTAAGATGCTAGAGGGCATAAAGGAAGTAGAGATTGTAGACTAGCATGAAATTTACTACGCATCCAATTCTCAAGGGTCCGACCCCCGAAGAGATCAAGAAGCTGTGCTTCAATGAGGATGGTTCTTCTAAGCAAGAAGGACTAAAGACTCTTGTAGAGATGCATAGGATGCACGAGGACGCTGTAGCTAATGCCGACGTTGATCCTCTTAATTTTGGTGTATCCCTTAAAGGTTGGGAATATGCAGACGAGATGCTGAATAACTATGATACGCTGATGATATTCGGAGGCAATCGTAGCTCAAAGACTGAGTATGGAGCTAGGAGCGTCGTGAAGGCTGCTTTGAAGAATCCAAAGTCTATTATCGTATGCTTTGCACAGGATGCTGACGCGTCCATTAGAACGCAACAGGCGGCGGTCTACAGGTATCTTCCGCCAGAGTTTAAGGTAAAGACTAAAGGTGTGTTAGAGTATTTAAACTACACAGTAAAGAACGGCTTTACAGGGCAGTCATTCATCCTACCTAATGGCTCACAGGTACTGTTCCATACATACAGCCAGTTCATTGCTAACAGGAGTAAGTTTGAGGGTCTTGAGCTAGGCTCTAAGACACCAGAATGGCACAACATTGGTCTGTGGCCAGACGAATACCTTGAGGACGGAGACCTAATCCGCACCATGCGCTTCCGTTTAGCTACACGGGATGCTAAGATGATGCTGACGTTTACGCCTATTGACGGCTACACGCCATTCGTAGCTGAGTTTTTAAAGGGAGCAGAGACAAGGAAGACGCGCAAAGCACCATTGCTAGATGGCGAAGAAGTTCCAGTAACGCAATATAGTCCAGAGAAGGACGCAGGTATAGTATACTTCCACTCTGAGTTCAATCCGTTTGGCGGATATGAGCGTATTGCTAAGGAACTAAAGCACAGTACTAGAGACGAGATCCTTACTCGTGCGTATGGTGTTCCAGTCAAGAGTATGACATCTCTGTTCCCTCTATTTAGCCAGAATGTCCATGTGCTTTCAGATGATGATTTTCCAGACCTGTCAGACAAGAAGGAGTACACGTGCTACCAAGTGGTTGACCCTGCTGGCGCTCGTAACTACACAAGCCTATGGGCAGGTGTAACAGGCGTAGGATCAGATACAGAGATTTACATCCGCAGGGAGTGGCCAGATCGTAAGACCTACGGACCTTGGGCTGAGTTTGGTGACCCATACTGGAAGTTTGGACCAGCATCTAAGAAGCTAGGCTACGATGTTGTCGGATATTGTGAGCTTTTTTCTGACATTGAAGAGGAACTAGGCATCCATCCATTTGAGCGCATTGGTGACTCTCGCTTTTTTGCCAATGAGAACGCAGACAATACTGACTTATTCGACCAGTTTTCTGCCCACGACTTTCACTATGTGCCGTCTATGGGTTCACAGGAGGAGCAGGGACTCACAGCTATTGATGATTGGTTCTACTACAACGTAAACTTGCCAGTTGACGCAGCTAACAAACCACGAGTATTTATCCATGAAGATTGTGGTAATCTAATCTATGCCATTGTAAATTATGGCGCACAAAAAAAGAAAGACGAAGCACTGAAGGATTTCATTGATTGCCTTCGCTATTTGAGAACAGCAAACTTTGGACATGGACCAGAGCATTACTCTGATGGCAAGCTTAAATGCTTGGTCAGTTCGGGGGGATATTAATCGTGATACTCACATAAACCAACATATTATGACAGAACCAGAACATGAAACCTGCAAGTCTATAGCAGAACAATTAGGCGGAACATACACAGCAATGCGTATTGGAAAGCTTCGTGCAGCAGTATGTACGGAAGAAGACATGGATGGCAAATATATCCTTCCTAGTGGTGTCCTTAAAATTATGAGACAAATTAAAGGTGAACTTGATGAGATTGAAGTAGCTGAACCAGAAGTAGTTATAGTTAAAGTGCTTCACCAACAGACTAATAATGCTCGCTTGATTTTTGCGGAAGACCTTGAAACACGAATGAAAGTAAAGGTATTAGTTCCAAAGCGACATAAAGACATTATTAATCGAACTGGAAAAATTTTAAAAGTAAACAAAGGAGAATACGATGGACAACTACAATACCGATACCCAGTCGCCCGATAGAGATTTTATTAGGGACAGCACTGATTACTGGTCTTCAATTGACTATAAGCGACTACTGCGCGGAGAGATTAACCCAGCAAAGACAGACGAAGAATTACATGACGCTTTAGGTTTAAGTGACCGAGGGATTTATCACATACTAACAGCTATAAAGCGCAACAACAGATCATGATACAATTACAACAATGGCTATAAATAGAGATCAAGATAGTAACGAGGCAGAAGTTTACTTTGACGAGTTTGACTATGACCAATTTAAGGAAACGTTCGATGAAGACGTAGACAGTCTCTCTGATTTCATTAAACGATGCAGCGACTCTGCTGATATTCGCCATTGCCAGTGGGCTGGGAAAACAAGTGACTTAAAGAAGTCTGGTGAAAAAGCATTTCCATTTCAAAACTCAAGCGATACAGAGGTTCACTTAGCTGAATATCATATTGCTTCTCAAGTAGCAATCAATGAGAACGCACTTCGCAAGTCTTCAATTCGCGCTTATCCTCGAAACGTTCAAGATGTGGCACGTTCCGCAGAGGTTACTGCATTTATGCGATGGCTTCGTGATGCTGGTATTAAAGACTTCTGGCAACAAATGGAGAAGGCAGATAACTACGCACAAGAAAAATCTTTGCGAGTCGCATACTGCGACTATAGGTCTCCAACTAAACGTTCTTACGAAAAAATCTTCGACCTAGAAGAAATTCAAAAAAGTTTTCCAGAGCAAGCGGCAGATTACATTGAGATCCTTGCCGACGAAGATCGTGTAGATGAAGCGCTAGAAGTATTCAATTCAATTCCAGGTTGGGAGATCAATGAAAAGCGGGTTCGTAAAGCTTTAAAGGAACTACGCAAATACGGAACTGCAAAAATTCCAGTAACAGTAGAGGATCAAGGTGAACCAATCGTTCAAGTCCTTGCTCCAGATGAAGAGTTCTTTGCGCCATCCTATACAACAAATTTCTGCGACGCAGTTCGCTGTCACACTCGTAAGCCAATGACATCCCAAGAAATCCTCAGTCGCGTAAGCTCTGAGGGCTGGGATAAAGAATGGGCGGATTGGGCAGTAGAGAATGAGCGTGGCACACTTAACGCATTCCGTACAAGCAGCACAATACCAAATCCTCGACAGCCGACTTCCTTAGATGAAGACCGCGACTTGATTGATGTTGTCTTTACGTTTGAACGTTTAATTGACCGAGACGACTTGGCGGAGGGTATTTACCTCACAGTCTGGAGTCCCGAGTTTGGTGATAGCGATGGGCAAGTTCCTCCATTCGCCAAGCGCACGCTACTTAGTGGCTTGCGCCAATTACCCTTTGTCGTGCAGTCTCGTAGTTACGATGCACGCACATTATACAGCGCACCGACTGTTCCTGAGCTGCTGAAGGCAAGCCAAAAGAACCAAAAGGTTCTCAGAGACGCAAACATGGATAACTCAGCTTACGAGGTGAGTCCTTCATTGCTTGCGCCGCCAACGTGGGATCATGGTCGTCCAGGACCAGGTGGCGTATATGCTACCCGAACTGGTCAAGCACCTTCATATCTACAACGTAACACGAACTTCGGCGCTGTATTTAATTTAGAAAAAGAAATTGTATCTGAGGCAGATCGATTGATTGGGCATGACCCACAAGATCCAACTTCAATTCAAATGCAAACTGCTTCTATCAATCGTCATCTAAGCTTTGCTCAAGATGTGTTGAAATTAATATACGAAATGTATAAGCTCAAGGGTCCAGAAGAATTATTTTTCCGCATAACTGGTCGCCCAGAACCCATTCAATTTGTTAAGGATTCTGAAGAAACAGAGATGGATATTAGTGTAAGCTTTAATACATTGTATGATGATCCAGAAAAAATGGAAAAAATGTCACGCACTATTATTCAAGCAGCACAACTAGATACATCTGGTCGTGTAAACAATGAAGCTGTTGTAGACTTTTTACTTTCGATGGCTGACCCAATGGCTGCTGAAACTATTTTGTTACCAGCAGAAGTTGGCACTGACAAAATCAAGAACGAAACACTATCTGATATTGCTCAAATGTCTGCTGGTATTGCTCGCGCACCTGCCCCAAATGCTGCTGAACTACGTATGCAAGTCGTCGGGGAGTATGAGGGAGAGCAACAACAAATTCAACAGTCTGGACAAGTTGAATCTATTTTGTTTACCAATCCTCAATTTATGTTCCTTCTTGGAGAATACAAGAAGCAGCTTGAGATGGCAATTGCACAAAAGAAGAACGGCACTGAGTTTGGTATCTACGGAACTGAAGCAGCAAGTGTTGGCAATATGGAAACCCAAAACCTAGAATCAAACGCATAATCGTGAATTTTACTGAATTTAAGAAACATCTTAACGATAATCCAGACGTTGGTCGCTGCCTCTATGAGTATTTAGAGGATCGTCGTGACCAAATGCTCTCTCAGCCTTGGTATTCCCCAGACAAGTATCTAGGAAACCGATGCCAGACAGTTGCTCAGTTTTTAACAGCAGATTTAATGGAGGAGTTTAATTTTAAGAAATACTCCCGCAAGGACTAAACGCAACAACAGTTCGTGCTATAATTTCACTAACAGCCTCCGCCTTGGCTGATTAACAATAGGTAGATATGACAGATACACTAGAAGCGGATATCCCTGATTCCGAAGAAGCAATTCAGGAGACACGAACACCAGAGCAGCGCCGACAAGATCTTGTAAAAGAGCGAATTGACAAAGCAACAGGTGCAACAGACGAACCAGAGCCAGAAACTCCCGAAACCGAAGACGAAGAGGACGACGATGAAGAAGTCGAAGTCCCCGAAGTTGATGAGGATGAAGAAGAAGAAAGCGATGATGAGTCAGACGTTCCTTCAGATGATGGAGGATTTGACATTGAGGATCTAAACGAGGAAGAGCTAGAAGCACTTACACAGCAAGTATCAGCAAAAGCAGGGAAAGCCTTGACTAAAGCTCGCTTGCAGGACAAAGAGCGGAAGGCAGAGATTGAGAAGCTACAAGAACAAGTGCAGGAATTATCTGCAAATGTTGTTACAAGCGACAATCCATTTGCTAACATTAGGTCAGTAGAGAGCGCAGACGAAGCAATCAAGCAGACGGAGGTCAACATTAAAGGTTGGAACCGCAAGCTGATTACTGATCGGGTCGAGCAATATAACGAACAGACTGGTGAAGACGAGTCTGGAGTTATGTTCGGAAGCCAGTTCATGTCTGTAGATCAATTGCTCAATGCCATTGACAGGGAAGAGGAGAAGCTAGAGCCATTGCGTAACCGCAAGTCGGAGATCAAAAAAGTCTCAGAAACGCTTGGGGATACAGATGGTGTCATTGG